CGCTCCTTTTAGAAAATTCTTAACTGACGGGCAATTCTTCTCGTACTCTTCGGGGCTCTTTTGGCGTGGGAAGGCATAAATACCATCTTTTTTATGACCCTTAAGGTCCACATCGATACAATATCCTGCATATTGCGGATATTTCTTAAATTCGCCAACAATGTTGACGCCGGCGCTACCCAAACCTACAACCTTATCCATGAACCCTTAGCTCCCTCAACTTACCAAAGTTTTTACCTGCATTAATATTTACCATAAATTTGCCAAGTCTTGTAGAAGAAAATTCATTAATTAGCTGTGGCAGCATCTGACGGTCTTCATCTGCCAAGTCGAGTACAATGCTGTCGTGTACTATAAAAGCGATTCTAGAGCGGTTAGAGGCCAGTAAAGAGTGAATCCTACATGCCTGCTCAAGTACCATGTCTGCACATGTACTTTGAACAATATAATTTAGTGCATGGAACCTGTCTGCTGGGATCTTCCTGTTAAACTCTGTACTGACCGCTTCTCCGTCCCAGTGGTGATCAAGTACTCCGTCGCGATCATAGATTTTGTTCATTCTGTGATCTGTGGAGTCCGGATTATACAGCCAAGCGAAGGCGCGTTTCTTGGCTTCTGATCGAGAGGTGTCATCACGGAACACATTGTCGATATTCCACTGATGGATGTCCCCAGAGGGTTGGGGCTTCCCTGCCAGAGACAACAGCACCCTTAGTTCTGCGGCATTGAAATCCAGTTCAACAAACCAGTCGTTGTTAGGCTGTAGCACAGAACGGTGCTCTTTCTTGAGAGTAAGAATCGGAAAGCCCGAAGGTTTCATTGTTAGTCGGCCAGTTTTTGTACCGTCCACGTTATATTTGCAATAAGGTGCAGTATTTTTAAGTTTTTTAAGAAAGTTGCGGGTCTGGAGATTTGCGCGGAGTTGCTTTATGTTCCCAGGCTCGATATTGAGCTTCTGGCTGGAGATGTCTGCTACTAGCTTTGTTACTGCCAGCAAGTGGTCATAGTTCTCTGGTTTTTGTAATGTTTGTAGCACATGCTCTGTTATCTGGTTCTTAAGCTCACAAAACTCCATCAGATACCTTGGAGGAACAAGATCATAAAAACAGTTTTCTTCTAGGGACACGCCAGAGGTCATAAATGCCCGAAGATATGCGCGCATGCGCTCAGTGGATTCCTTCCAAGCCGGCAAAAGGTGTGGTGGACACATATCCATCATCTCGCTACCTACGCAATATAAACTTGCATATTCAACTGTGTCATCGGGCAAAAATGCAGAATAGGCCCAGGTCTCGGTGAGATCTGGCGGCAGCTCTTCATATATAAGGCGGCCATTTGCATAAATGCCGACACATTCTTGTTTGTTATCCAGGGCCTGGAATATCACTTTTTTTCACCTGCTTGTGCTTTAGCTTAACTATAATATAACCCATCCTGGATCTGCTGTCAAGCACTTTTTAATAAGATAATGAGCCCGGCTTTCTTTGCTGCTGCAAGTCCTGATCATCTTTGGTGTTTTTCTTATTTTGGCGATTTGTGGTCTTCTCTGCAAGAGAGCCTGGGAGGTGGTCTGTGACGGCGAAATTCTTATTTATCATGTACAGACAATCCTCTTTGTTTTTTATCTTGCCAAGCTTGTTCGCGCGGTCGACTACCTGACTTACGCGCGAGACTGATAGTGGGCTTGATTCTTCTAGATTTCTTATTTGTGCGTATTTTTCAAGAAACCACTGTTCTCCGTATTTCAAATTCAATTCTATCAGATTTACTGTCTGCCGGTAAGTTCTTTTTGAAATGTATTTGCCGCTCTTCTGCAAATAAGGTGTCACAACCGTCGGATAGTTCTGCACAAAGGAGTTATAGTATATTGCGAACAAAGATTTAAAGTTGTTATACCCAACTAAATGAGCCGTCTCGTAATGGTTGGAAAAAATACTAGCGAGATTCGGATATCCTAACTGGTTCATATACCGGATCATGGCCGGGGATTTTAAGTCTGCCACTAGGCGCCATGGGAGGTTCTTATCGATGCTAAACCCGAACTGGAGGGCCATATTCTCATAAAATGGGTAATTCGGATTATCGTATACTCTTTTGACCTTCTTGTTATCCAATGAGGCATCTCCCTCCCATATATCTACAGCTAAACCAGTCATCATTACGTTTGAGTAACGACTCCTCATGAATCCACTAAAAGTAAACGGGACTTTGGTGGTCGCTTCCTCCACAAATTGGTCGAAATATGGTATAAAATCTTCAAAACTAGTAATATTGACATTTACTTGCTTATCTTTTGATATTTTTTTTGAAAAGATTTCATACAGAGCAGTTCTATATTCGAGGTAGTGGCTAATTGGAGACACATACCCAGCCTTAGGTTCTGGGAATGTTAAAAATCCCTGATCTGGACTGATTTGTCCTTTTTGTTCTGCATTCTGGAAGGCCTTTTGAAAGTTTTTGAATGCTAGCTCTACAAAGTCAAAAACTCTGCACACCATTTTTCCTCCATTAGAGTTAAGTTCTCGCATTTTCGCCTCGCGTGGAATAATCGGTATCATTTCGTGGTTAACTCTACCATACATGATTCTTTCAGAAAATTCAAAATTTGTTATGCTTTTTCTTACATCACGCTTGGCTGGGCCAACGCTGGAGAAGGTTACATTATACAGCAGCCTGTAGTAGTGCTGTGCTATAGTGGACTGTTTATTGATTCCCTTATATTCTCCTAAGTCTGTGTTTCTTATAGTCATTAGTCAGGAGCCTCCGTTGTCTCGGCTGGCTCGGCTGGAGGCACGTGGCCACTACTGGTAGCCAGCACTCCTGTGGTTGGCATAGCTTGACATGCTGCAGAAGCTCTAACTGGGTTTGAAGCTGGGCTGGTCTGGTTGATTTCGCCGGCGGGGCTTCCGCGGAACACCCAAGTGGCTTGGGCGGTGGATTCGAATTGGCCGGAGGCGATATGATGATCAACGTTGATTATCATGTGATATCCGCCTAGGCCAAGCAAATGGGCATCTGAGGCTTCCTCGTTGGGTTTTCCCAGTTTATAGCCTAATCCGGATGGATCAACAAAGATAGTTTGGCCCGGGAACACCTTTGAGTTTCCGAACATGTCTATCGTCACTTTGTAGGGCTCTCTTAGTTGTGAAAGGCCTCCGTATCCTTGGCCAAAGTAGCGAGCTTCGCGTAAATAAGGTTGATCTGTTTTTTCAAACTTTATTCTTTTAACAATTCCTTTATTAGCCCCAATATGAAAATGAAAAACTCCCTTCTTCAAATCATCAGCATAATCTCCCTGTAGATCTCTTGGTGTTGGATCTGCAGCATATAATAAAACATAGTGATACATGTTAGATGAGCTTCGCTCTTCATCTTCAGTGTCGTGCGATAGTATTGGCACGTTAGTCTGATCCTCAGTCAGAAACTCATCAAGAAAGAGTCGACCTGTTTGGGCAGTTGGGCCATCTGCTGAGTCGCGTTTAGCTTCGGAGATCAGGGCCCCTACGGGGTCATTAACATCAGAAGGATCTGGGGCGCCTCCTACAAGGTAAAGATTCTGAAATGAGGATCTCTGACGGAAGGCTTCACCGAAACAGTCTGCCGATCCTAGCGTACGTAACACAAGGTTTCTTGTGATGTCTTTAACAAAATCCACGATATACCATTTTACTTCATTCTTTGCGATGATTCTTTCCAAAAACCATTCCATAAAGTAGTTAACCGATATAGGCAGATCTGCCAAATTAATTTGCATCTTGTTGGTTGGATCCATGGGATCCACGATTTCGACGGGCCCGAGCAGAAGCCTCATATTAGAAAACTTTCGAGGGGGAGCAACCCACTCTTCTTGTTCTTCTTCTGACAAGTATGAAGGTGGGGTGGCGGTCATTTGATCGGCCAAATCAATGTTCTCTAGAGCCACTTGAATCAAGTCTCCTAGAAAAAAGTAAGGTATTCGAAGCTCTAGGTTTGTATCGATAGGTGTATAGACGGTAGCCAACATTTGTTCTGAAGTTGGATTAGAGTCTGATTCGTTAAAGTCGATCACTTCCGGAAAATTTATTGCGGAGCGGAGGGTTTCAGACATTTGGGTAGTAGTTGTTGTCGTAGCTGCTGTTGTTGACGCAGAAGAGGGTGTTGGGGCGTTAGTGACATATGCACTCCAATCGCCGGCGCCTTCCATGGCAGGAGCCTGGAGGAATTGCATCATTTCGCCCACACTAACGGTATATAAGTAGACACGAGAACCATCTGGGCCGTTTTCCAAGCCCTGAATTAGGGACACATGGGCATCCTTCTTATCAAGCTGTATGGAGTTTGTGATTCTCCTCCTCAATTCAGCCATATCGTCCTCAGTACAAGTTCCATCGGGATCCGACATATCCTCTCTCATCGCCGCTAGTGCCTGATTCCTGTCATGGGTACGATTTAACATTTCTTGCGAAACCAGAATATTTGCTTCTGGAGAGGTAAAGGCTCCTTCAATATACGCTCGATATTCAATCGTAAAGTCTACCGAGCCATCTTCTAGGATGTCAAAGGCGTGATCTATAATCGTAAGGTACATTGTTGTACGAGAATTCTTGATTGCCTTTATCTCGTCGTCAGTAAATCCAATATTTTCTGTATCAGCTTCAGGAAGAGACCAACCAGCGACAACCTTGAGCGTCTGGTATAAGACATCGGGCGCTTGCATGTGGTTTCGATTTCTCCGGATGGCCAAATCAACATATGTCCACTCATGACTAAACGATTGCCCTTCGGCAGTGCTCAACGTGCACTTATGGCGTTTAAGTAGATCATCAAAACCCTGCGCATGTAGCACTAACTTTGCTTTGATATCTCTTCTGCTGGTTGCGGGATTCGAGCCTTGGTAGCTCCAGTCAAAACTTTTTAGTCCAACGGTCCCGCCGCGGCCGCCATATTCGCCGCTCATAATATCTTCGATGGCTTGTTGCGTAATGTGTTGAAAGAAGGGTGTCTCAAAATCAACTGGGGTGCCCAAGTCTTTTGTAACTTTGGCTCCGGAACCTTCTGTCGTATAATATTGATGCAGAACTTGGTAAAATTTTACTGACGGGATCAAGTAAGACAGTTTATCCGGTGAAAGGTGGTAATAAGCGGCATATGCAGGATCATAAGTGAGAGCACTGACAACTTGGCCCGGGGAACCCTGCACACAATACGCGGCAGGGCCTTCTGCCGTAGTGTCATATGCCTGACCACCGTCTGCGACGCGTTTGCGAATGTGTGCGGCAGCTAAAGGGAGTAAATTCTTTAATAAGAAGCATTGCTCCTTAGCTCTAAACTCAGAAGCATACTCGTCAGTGTTGAGTGCCAGCAATTCTGCTGTTGCCGCTCTGGCTTCCGCGGTGGATAGGGCATCTTCCTGCGCTATAGCTGCTTCTCTAAGATCCCTAAGTTCAGCTTCTTCTTCAGCCGTGAGGGTAGCTTTACCTTCAAGTTGATCGATCCTGTCCTGATCATCACCCGCTTCGGCTAGACTGTCCAACAGGGCGTCGTAGCCTTCGGGGTTGTCTGCTAAGTTTTGAGCGAACCCCTTGAGGACTTCATTGACCTTACCGAGGCGGGCCCTGAGAAAGGCTAGATCATAATATTTTTGAGCATACCTTTGTGCGATTGACGGCGCAGGGAAACCGTACCCGCCCTTAATCACGCCGTGAGGAGAAAATGGAAACAAGGCATCGGATCTCAACCAATCCCTATTGTTGCCTTGAATAGTTGAGTACATATCATAAGCAGACCCGCCGTAGCGGGAGGCCAGCGTGTTGTACGTGCCAACCATGTGTTCCGGGGGCTCAGTATTAGCGAAGCCGGCTTCCTTCGAAAACACGAAGAACTGAACATCATCTAAACTCACATTATTTCCGCCCTGAACGGCGCTTGGTGTCCAACCTTGAGGCATAGCATTCCATTCAAGATCTGTGCCGGGCATATTATCAATTATTTCGCTATTGTAAAATCGCGTGAAGAAGACATTGCTGGTACCAAGATTAATATATACGGGACCGAATTTACTGCCTGGGCCCATGGCCCGGGCCCATGCGCCGATTGGGGTGCCGTTGATGACGTTGGGGGAATGGGCTTGGAAAGTGACGATTGCGGCGTGGTAGCCGGATGGGTCTGCAAACCCATCATTGGTGGCCCAGTCGATGCCGTCATTGAGTAGATCCTCTTGTGAGATGGTGTGTACTTCGGCGGATGTAGGGCCATAAGAGACTCGATGTTCGTGATATGCCCCGGTACCATTGATAGCGTGATCGCACTGAAGTGCAGCTGCGACGGCTCTTACATGTGAAGTCCAGACATAACAGAAGTCTTCATGACTTTTGAAAGATTCCGGAAGGAAACCATATTGATCAACTCCTTGCTCGTTTACCGCGGCATCTCGGGCAGCGGTCAAGGCATCGACACCTTCTTGCTCGACGGGCTCGGAGATCAGCAGATTGTAGTACTCCATGCGATCTTTCGAAGCAGAGTTCATTAGACCTTCATAGTAAAACGACTGCAAGATTGCTGCAGAAGATACGTATTTCAGATCGTCTGCCGTAAATTTTGAAGTGAACTCTGTGTCATAGCTCATCCGGGAGTATGTGCTGCCCGCGATATGCACGCGGTTAATCTCAGTCAGAATAGCGCTGTGATCCGCGGGAGTGCACTGGGCGGGATCTGCGGCCATTTCTTCCGGCTCGGCCATGGCTCCACCTGAGTTACTGTTGGAGTATGTCACCTCACTCATCTTACCTAGACCCCTTTAGTATGTTCATTACCGTACTCAAGGGGCCGGGGATTCTTATTCCTTCTCCTAACTCTACATGAGCCTCAGTTGGTCGCAAGTTCCACCACGCGATCACCCACCAATATCGAGCTTCTCCGTAGTGTTCGTGCGCTAATTTATAAAAGCGATCTCCTTCTTTCCAAATATGCACTGATTTTGTCATTTCTTCGCGCTGTTGGCTAGTTGGATGGTTTAGTCTAGGGGTAGAGAAATGACGGATGCGCGGTACACCACGTTTCTCCAGGGCCTCTTGGTACGACTCTTGGTTCGTTACTTTCTTTTTTCTTCCGTTGTATCTACTACTCATAATTTATACTCTAACCTCTTCTTCCGGAGGCGTTGCGGAGCGCTTCGTTGACATCGTCAAATGTTTCTCTAAGTGCGTCACCCTCAGTGGGGGAAGTGGGAGTCGGTGCGGGCTCTTCCGGTGGTGGTGGAGCGTCAGCGCCTGAGGCTGTTGCCGTGGCAGCATCTTCGCCTCCACTTGGAGGTCCAGCAGATCCTGGGATGTGAGGACTGGTTGATCGGCCGTCTCCCCAGGCATTGTAGGGATAGCCAGAAGCCTGATCTTCTCCTAACCAATCTTTACTGTTGTTATCCCAACCTAGAGTATGTTGATGCAATACCTTGAGATTTGTGCTTAGTTTGAAAATTTTTGGAGTGGCGACACTGAGTCCGTCGATAACTCCGCCATCGAGGTCAGTAGTGATCTGTAAGCCGTCCATTGCGCACAACAATCCGGATTCCTTGGCTCCAGGATCAGAGAGTTGACTCTTACTGTCGACAATGAGGTTTGCAAACCTTACTTTTACAAGCGGGGCTTTGGTCATTGTTCCAACTTTCAGATCCTGCGCTACTCCATCATTTATTGAAAATGCCAACGATTCCATCTTATACGCCGGATATAAGAATTGGGCCAATAATGATACTCTGCCTAGGTTTTCTTGGGCGCTCTCCGCATCATAGGCGACTACGTCCCAACTTACTGCGATTTCTCGGTGTGTTCCCTGAAAGGTGTGTATGAGGTCGTTTCGACCAAAGACATCTTCAGAATTGTAGTTTGATTGAAACTTGTCATCCCAGCTTGTCAAAAACGCTTTAAATACTACAGACTTGTCTGAGGGCAGATGATAAAACTCAATTGTCATCTTATTCTTGTTGGCGTAAATGTCTGAAGGACCGCCACCTTCCGAGAATGGGGCAGCATTTCCTACATCATTTAGTCTGTCTAAAAATCCCATCTCTTACCTCCCTAGGCAACTGCCGGGTTAAGGGCATCCATTATCACTTCTTCTGTATGTTTTGCTAGTACTCTCTTATCTAGTTCCAAGGTTACATTTATGTTAATTGGCCTATCAGAACCAGCACCTAAGGCGGCGACGCCCGGGCCGCCGGCCGTAAGAGCCCTTATTGTCTTTACTGCAGGAGAGGTGGTCTTAGCGGTTGCCACAGAAGACTTTGGTGGCATGACTACTGCTTCTGGGCTAGCGTTGAGGTTGCCGGGATCATCTCCCGCAAGAGCTATACCTCCGTAGCTGTCTGCGCCTTGGTTCAGGGCAGGGACAGTCATGCCGTCCAACCAGCCGGGAGTAGAAATTGTCGAGATGTTAACGCCAGGAAGCCTGTTGCCTTTCTCAATCAGCCAGTTCAGGCTAGAGATGGCCAACTTTACGCCGGTCCGGAATGGCCATGTAAGGACATTGAACAAAGTTGTAGCCGCTATCTTAAACATGCTAACAACTGTATCCCAGTGGCTATATAACAGATAGAAAGCGGCGCCTACGGCTGCTACAGCAGCTACAATCGCAAGAATTGGTATGACAACGGCGCCGGCGGCAACATTGAAGCCCATCGCGGCAAGCATCGCTATACCATAGGATGCGGCAGTCGTAACCAAGGGAGTGTTCATAAGCCACATAGACGCGGCCCGGAGCTTGTCTGCTGCAATGAGACCATAGATATAGAGAGTCTCTGCTTTGTCAATTGCGATGGATTTGAGCTTCAAAACGTTCATAGCCGCTGTCTTGATATTCAAGAAGCCAATGCCTAGTGTCTTTGCGGCAACTGCCATTTGTGCAGCGAACATGGCTGCTTTCATTGCGCCTAGGATATAAATTGTTTTTTGACCGTGGTCTACGACAAATGGAAGAATGTAGTCGATTATGAGCGTTCTGAAATTCTCTATCAGCGGCTGCATATCCTCAGTCAGGCCGGCAATGGCGGTGTGCATCAAATCCATTGTGGAGGCGGTGGAAATGGCTGCTTGGTTCAAATCTTCTTGTGTGTAAGCTTGCGCTTCTGTCGACGTAGCGAGTGTATCCATATCACCGGACATCGCCCGGGCTAATTCATCTACATCTGCGAATCCGCCGGCTGCAGCAATTGCCTGTTTTTCATAATACTCCATGTCCTGAAATGCGCGGCCAGAGTCATGAATAGCATCCGTAATCATTTGCATTCGCTTGGCTGGATCTGTCTCTGCCATAAGATCCATTGCATTGACGAAATCTCCGCCCAACATCGCGTTCAAGGAACCTACTCTATCGGCGGCGCTCTCAAAGGTATCAAATTGCTGTGTAAAGTCAATAATTCTGCCCATTTCCATGCCTGTCGCTTTGGCAGCTTTAGCAACGTTTTTGAACATTCTTTCGGCGCCGTATCCAAACTTTGCCAACATTGGGCCGGCCTTGCTGAACTCTTCCGACATCTGCTCGGGTGCAACACCTAGCTCTCTTGAGAAGAATAGAAGATCCTCTTGTGTACGGGCTGCTTGATCAGCTGTTTGGCCCATAGCTTTCATCGAAACTTCCAAGCCGGCCGCAAAGTTCTGAGATGTGATTCCTGCTTGATCCAACAGCGCTGCGCGTGAAATTAGATCCGCTTGCATAGCTGGTCCCAACTCAGTAAACTGGCTGGTTGACTGAAAGAGTGCTTGTGCGGCTTCGCCGGCTTGTTCGGCGGACACCGCATATGCAACGTTGTCCCTAAATGCCCGATTGATAGCCTCGTCATAATCGTCAAGACCGCCGGTGAGCTTACGCATTGCGGCTTGCTGGGTATCCATTGAGAAAGCCAGTTCGATACCTTTCATCAAAAGGCCAGTAATTCCTTCTGTTAATTTTGCCTGTGTAGCATCCAAAGCTGCAGCTTGATTTTTTGCGTTCCCAAGCTCTTCGGCGAGACCGCGGACGACACCTGTAAGGGCATCTCCTTGCACAATTGCAGATGCAAATTGGCCGGCGATTCCGAGTTCTTCACCGATGCCGGCAAGACCCTTAATTGTTTTGGAAAGGTCACCAACGAGGGCAGAGGAGGCCTCTAGCTGATGAATCTGGGCTGCGTATGTCTCATTCTGTTCCTTTTGAGCTTCGATCAATTCTTGGTGCTTTGCAACCATCTCATCGGTGAGCGAGCCTTCTTGTCGATGCAGATCCAGAGACTTTTGGCTTAAAGTAACTTCCTCTTGCAGAAGTTTGAGGCGGCCTTGGGCGGCACCCAAGGCATAGTCAGACTTGATTTGCATATCAGAGGTCTTCTGCGCGATGGCCTCATAAATCGCAACTTCCTTGGTGAGGTTTTCAACGCTCATCTCCGACATGTCGGCCATGCCAGACAAATTCTTTGAGATCTTATTTGTTTCGCCAGTGATGCTCTTAAAGGTCTTGTTAAGTACCCTTGTGTTTTCCTGAAGGGACTTATTGATTGCCTCTAGAGCTTTCGCCGTGGCTAGTGCCGCTGCATCATCTTTTCTAGCCATTTTTCATTATACCTCAAAGGGCCACTTTACGCCCGTTTTTCGCTCAAAATCGGACACTCTGCCTTTTAAAATAGATTTGCTTCGGATGGATCGAGGATTGTCTAGACCGTAATCGCGCAAGGTTGTCAGATAATCGCGTTCTCCACCAAGGGCCTTCGCAAATGCACGAAGTTCTCCTGGGGTGCCTTTGACTTTTGCGCGTGCCGGGCTGCCGTCGAACATTCTACTTAGCAGGCCTTTAACGATAAATCCAAAAGCACGGAGAAAGCTCTCTTTTAGCTCCGGATCACGAAGTGAGTCAAAATCAATCACAACTTCTTCTATGTTATCTTCTGTTAATTCTTTGCGCATGGCGTGAAATTGTCCTTTTTGTAATTATAAATAGTAAATTATAAAAATAAAGCCGGGAGCAATGCTCCCGGCTTTTGTGGCTTATATAGGACTAGCAAATTGTAAGGGTAGGTGTGAGGGGAGAGGCCATTTTTTATTATTATTTATAAGCTTGTTCAGCAGCTTTATTCTCGGCCTCTATCTGTTTTGCTAGTCTTTCTACAAACCACTTTCTAAGTCCTAAGGGTAAACTGTAAGCTTCTGTGAAGCTCCAGCCACCTTTGTATTTAAGAAAGAAGAACTGTTCATAAACGTTCTCCATATACTCATCGGTCAGGCCAAAAAAAGTCCGTCGTAAACGGCACCTCCAGTTCTGACGTATAATCGCACTCTGGGCATTCAAAGGTTTGTGTCATGTCCACGTTCGGGGTAATCGCCTTATACATAGTTCGCAAAAATCGAGAATCTCTTGCCGGCATGTGATCCACAAGATAGGCAAGGTTTTTGGCAGTGCTATCACCGTTCGCAGAAACAATAAAGTTTCTCATCTGCGACGTCAATGTAATTTGATTGTTTACACCAGCTTTTTTATTAATTCTATTATTGCGAGCAAAGCGTTGCTCGTCGCGGCCTGTCATCATCTTTACCTTTACAACTACCTTAGATTGAGGTAGTTCGATGTTGAAGTAAGGGCCTTCACGAGTAACTCCAGGTAGACCGTCTGCGGCCTCTGTTATACCAACTTGCGACAAGTCGAAGGTATTCTCCGAAGCTTCAGCACAATTTGGGCAAGTTACTCTAGTTGTGTATTCGGGGCCATATCCTGAGGCCCGGGCTGCGACGATAATTGCATTCTTGTCACCAATCATCATATCGTCGGGATTAATTCTTTTATCAACCAAGAGATTGTTGATCATCTTATCTAAAGCAACGCCCTTTTTAAGGAGTGCTCTTGAAGTAAGAATATCTTCATCTTTGGCTGTCATTTGTCGAATCTCCACCGTCTCCACACCATTTAGAATGTGACCTTCCGGGTAAAAGTCCCCTCTAGAGGGCAGCTCTACATACTCCGTAGGTGCAACAAACGAGAAAGGCGAACCAGACTCGGGTACCGTAGCGCTATTTAATGCTGCTGTGGGGGTTTCAGTGGATGCATCTTGTGTTGCGCCCGTTGTTGGCGTCAACCGATCATCATTATTTCTTGACAAAAATCACCTCTCTTTTCATTTGTAATCGTTAGTTGTCAATGTGGTTAAAATTTGAATATCCGTTCTTATTCTTAGGCGAAGGGATCAGAACCATCAGATCCGCCGGGTTGCCAGAATTTCTTACCAGTGCTTGTGCCGTCAGTGCCGCTATACGTACTTCCGTTGTCTGTCATGGACTCCATTGAGGCCCAATCATACTGGAATTCAAGCTCAAGTTCCGTGAGTTCTTCTGAGCTGTAATCGAGCGAACCATAGGTTACTTTCGATACCCATGCATTGTGTAGCGTCCACTGCTCAATCGGATCACCATTGGCGTCGATTTGAGTGATCACAACAGTTTCTAGAGCGACTGTTGCAAGGCGCTTGGAGACAGAAGTCATGTCGTCAGCGTGTGAAGGAGGATGATAACCAGAGGCTGTGATAATATCAGAAAATGTTGCGGCCATATCTGGATTTGTAGGGTCTACAAGCTTCATGCTAACTGGCTGCCATGTTGTCTTGCCGGGGAACTTGAACTTATGGTTTAAGTAGTCATGTTCCGTGGTTCCAATCTCAAAACTAGGCTTATCTACCGTTTTGGCGTACCACATGTACTTACCATCGCCGGAGCCACCTACTGTTCCAACCATAACGTGGAACCTAAACCCTCTTTTCGGGTCGCGACCTAATGCGTCGTTCTTGCTTGTCCAAAATGCCATTTTAGTTTGTCTCCTTACAATTATATAGCCTTGCAATCAAATTTGCAGTTTTTTTCTTATCCCTAGTCATCGAAAGATGCGCCGGTGGGCATGATGTTGAAATCGATGGCGATGTATTCAATTGCCCGGGCAGGTTTTAGCATGATCTTCGCATATAGGATGTTTTGATCAATCAAATCCGGGGTCGTTGTTGTTTCATCGAGGATCAACCGGTATTCGGACAATCCGAACTGAGCCTGAGTGGCCGAAAGAATCGGTTCCACAAGGGCCTTGAATCGTAACCATGTCGCCTGTACGTTCTGGTCGAATAGGATCGTTGTGCTCACGCGTGAAATCTCTTTCTTAAGATAAATCATGAGACGACGAACATTAACTCTGTCAAGAGCACTAGGGCTAGCCTGGAGCGTCTTTTGTCCGAAAATAACCAAACCTTCGTTCGGGAACTTCGCAATTGGGTTAATATTCACCTCGTATAGATCATCGCGATCCTTTCTTGAGAGTCTCTGGCGTGCACTGATGACTGGGACACCTGCGGCGCCGTCTGAGAGGCCGCCGCGGTTGAAGCCGGCAGGGGCGAACCAAACGGCACTGGCGCGCTCAGAAGAGGCTAGAGTGCCAAGGGCTGCGACGGAAGGTGGTACCCACACGTTTGCGCCACTGATGGTGTCACGAATCTGGACCCATGGGTAGTAGCAGCAACCATAGCTCGTGTCAAGAAGGCGGCTCTTCATCGATGTGACCGCTTGAGCAACAGAGCCTCGACGGCTAGCATCTGAATCTGTTGTTTCTGTTCTCGGTGTGTAGTCATTTTCGATGTCAATCACAGCAAGAGCATCTCCGCGCTCTTCGCAGACCTCAGTCATGTACTTTGTGAGTCCTGTGGTTTTAAGGCCGGGCATAGAAAGCAAGTTCATCTCGACGAACTCGGGATCTGCAACGGCTGTAATCGCACGGTGGACTGTGTTGTAAGCATAGTTGCTATACTGGTCTCCAGTCGACAACTTCGCGTTGTTAAATGGCTCCATTTCGGTAATATCCAGACCATCGTGTCCGCCATGGAAAACCGTGGTGAAGCGATCATAGCCCATCAGCATTACCTGTGAGAAGGATGCGGATACTGCCGACATCGAGGTGCCTGCAGCACGAGAACCAGAAACGTAGTTTACACACTTACGTGATGTAGAATACACTAGGTCGTCTAGTGAAAACTGGAACGAATGTTCTGTACCAGCCGTGAGACTAGGATCCCAAGAGTTCTTGCTTAAGCCTTCATCAATCGGTAGCAAATAATCAACTGTGCTCTCGTCATAGCTTGTAGAGCCGGAACGGTTTGTACTAACACCGAAGTAAGC